GATATCGTGAGTTTAAAAATAAAGAAGGATATCGTTAAGAAAGTCCGCGCGCGGCTAACAAAGGATTATTTTTTTGCCCTAGAAGGTTTGGGAAAACTAAATGAGCATTTTCATTTAGAATGGGATCCGGTAAGAGATTAGCGGGGTAAAGCAGTTAACGCAACAAGCCAGAGAGACGTAAGTCAGGCGCGACCTTAATCTTTACTGGACCCGCTTTAAAATCAAGTGACTAATTCAAAACTAAGTTGGCAGAGAGTGCTTCGAGATTTAGGTCTCGGTGCGCTTTTAATTCTCGGGCTAAACACGCCCATGGTTGCCAACGCCTCAAGATTAGATAGTTCTGAGTTAATGAATCTCCTGCAAAGTGCGGGGCTGGGCCTCGCAGGTTATCTGGCCTACTTAAAGAGTCAGAAGGTAAAAGACGATGCGGAGTAACACAGATTTGTATGTCGTCGTCATTATCTTTATTTGGGTGGGCCTTTGCGTTGCGTGCCTACATACGCCAAGGAATATAACGTTGCAAGATTTAGATATCGCGCCGGAAAGTTCGCAAGAAGATGCTAATTAAACATACTGCTCCGGCAAGTGTCGTAGACGAGATGGCTTTAGATGCCGTCCTTGCAGAATCCGGCCTCACAGAAAATAATCAGGACCGTTCTTTAGAGGCGCGCGCATATCTAAATGCTTCCGGTGCGGCACTTGCGGACCTTTGCGGAAATTTGGCAGCGATATCGCAAGATGCAGATAAAGACAGTACGCGCCTAAAAGCTATTACGCAGGCGTTGGCAATTCAGGGCGCGGTCGCAGCAAAAGATTCGGCGCCGCAAGCTCCCCAGATCGCACTAATAATTCAGGGCGCGGACGAAGTCAAAGTTCAACAAGTTCTAAATCCATATAATGAAAGAGGCATACATGCCAGATAAGCAAGATAAAAATATAGTTGAGGACAAGAAACCACAGGCGTTGATTAAGTTTCGGTATTACGCTAATGGTCGAGTTGATTCAAAGTTTTTCTTCTCAGAGAGCATAGAGACAGCTAGGGTTGAAGCCCTAGAGTTTTGCGTTTCTAGACAGTACCCTTACAGATTCGTAGAAGTGGAGGACGTCCTAATTCCTATGCAGAATACTTTAAAGGTTCTGCGAGTAAATGAGGGGCTCAGGAAGAAAGCTAATACTGAGCTGGACACAGTAATCCACGAGGAACCAGGAATCCCCGCCGCTAGTGCCTGAAACAATTCCAATTAAGTTTGGCTTCATTAACGATTTCCAACGGAATTTCTTTAATGAGACGAAGAGGAACCAGTGCGGATCTGGGGGGTATGGTAATGGTAAGACAACTATCATATGTTTAAAAGCGCAAACGCTAGCGTTGACCTTCCCAGGGTACCGTACTGCTATTTTCAGGAAGAAATCTAAAGATTTAGTTAATACTACCATGGTCACTTTCTTTAAGACCATGCCGAAAGAAGCCTACGCCGAGAAATATGGGGGGCGCTGGTCGCAGCATGAGGGGCATCTAAGACTTATTAACGGTAGTGAGTTCCTTTTTCTACATCTAGAAAATTACGATGAGAACCTTGTCCGTGGCTTAGAAATAAACACGGTGGTAATTGACCAGGCAGAGGAAATTGGGGAATATATCTACAACCACATTGATGGTCGTGTAGGGCGTTGGGACGGCGCTAAAGTTCCGGCCAGCATGAATGAGGAAGATTTCCCATTGCTGCACGGAGGAATTAGGCAAGTTCCTGCTTACATGCTGCTAGGTTGCAACCCCGACGCAAAAGAACATTGGATCTACCAACGTTTTCACCCTGATTCTGATGTACATAACGAATTGCAATTAGATGCAGAAGGAACTAGTTTTAGATACTCCGATACGCATATAATGCACCAGGCAGTTACTTCGGACAACCCTGCTTTAACCCCAGAATATGTTTCTACGCTTAAAAAGCGCGGGGACACTTTCTACAGGCGCTTCTTTTTGGGCGAGTGGGGCATTTCCGAAGGTACGATACATGAAATTCCGCCGACCAGTATCCTTGACAACCCTCCGAAAGAAATTATCGAGCAGATCATTCGAGAAGGTACGAAATTCCGTGTTATGGATCATGGAATGTCGGCGCCGACTGCTTGCCTTTGGTTCTCCATCTGGAGAGGTTTTGTTTTTGTCTATCGAGAATACTACGCCCCGGGGAAATTAATCTCCGAGCATCGGCAAAAGATTTCAGATTTAAGTGAAGATGAAACGTACGCCGCGAGTTGGGCGGACCCTTCGATCTTTAAAAAGAATACGGAAAAATATGGTGGATTTTGGACAGTTGCAGACGATTATACGGATGGCAGGGTAGATGCGCCCACGCTTCATTGGTCGCCTGCGGATAATGATGAGCGGCGCTGCCGAAATGCTATTGATGAAATGCTTGTAACTCAGGAATATCTTGTCCACCCGGTTACTGGGGAGAATAATTGCGCGAGGATTTTCTTTATCAAGCGTTCAATTGATTCCCCCAATGGGTGCGCGCACGTTATTTCTGAAACTAGGGCCGCTAGGAGAGTGCAGGTGGAAACTATCCAGGGCGAGGCAACTTTTAGTGACGCTAGGGTCAAAGGGGTGCCAGATCATGCTTACGATTGTTTACGTTACTTTGGTTCGATGAGGCCCCGCGGCAGGGAAGAAAGAAAAAAAACGGTAGATAAGCATATGACCTATGACTATGTTAGAAAGTCTACTCTTGCTTCTAACGGTAAACGAGACCCAAGGCTACGCATGGCGCATATTGGAAACGACTGGTAATGCCGAAAGTTCCAAGACTAGTAGATTCTAAGGGAAAAGAAATTCCTGCCGATCTCCTCACAAGAGGGAATTTGTGGGCAGATAGGATTTCGCGCGCAAATAGGCATTACGGTAACTGGTCGCGGAAGTATAAGACGGAGACGCTTGAAAGTTATTACTATGGGCATCAGTGGGGAGCTTTAGAAGACGATGACTACCAAGCCTACACCCACAACGAGTTTTTCGTTGCAATTGACATCAAGCAGCCCAATCTATTATTCAAAAGACCCTCATTTTCTATTAAGCCTCTACCTTCAAGGCAAGATTTTAACCCAGAGCGATCATTTCAGCGCGCGCAACTTAGAGAGGACACTGTCAATACACTCTTTGCGGGGAACAAATCTTTCTCCAAAGAAACAGAGTTAGGTATCCTCGATGCTTTTTTTAGGTTTGGAATGGTCGAGGTTGGTTATTCTGCGAACTGGGTTGATAATCCTGAGGCGAATAAACCGATTACTGCTGATCATTTTGATCCTGAGGCAGAAGAGGGTGAAGTAATTAGGGAGCCTGAAAAGATCCCTGTAGACGAGCAGTTGTACGTTAAAAGGATTCCGGCGAAGACTTTTAGAGTGGGGGGCACAGATAACCCACACCTAAATAGGTGTTCCTGGGTAGGCTATTATGCTTGGGAGAAGGTTTCGGATCTCCTGGCTAACCCTAAGTTGAAAATTAAAGAGCAGTCCCTGGGAAATTCTAATGCAGTCACAGATGATAACTATGATGACTACTTCCAGGAAGAGGAACTGTACGGAAACGAACTTCGTCTCAATGGGATGTGCAAAATTTGGCATATCTGGGATCTCATAGACAAAAGAAAGATAATTGTTGTCGATGGCACTACAGAGATTATTTTCGAGGCAAGATTTAAAAGACTTCCTCTCATCCCTCTTATGTTCCGACCTCGTCTTGAGAGTTTTTATCCTTTACCTCTTACATATAACTGGTTATCAGCGCAGGATGAAATAAATGAGAATCGAGAAAGTGCGCGCGCGCACCGGAGAGCTTTCCAGCGGAAGTTTATTGCGAATAAGTCCGCATTCACTAACGAGGAACTACAGAAGCTTAGGTTAGGGGTGGACGGAACAATAGCTTTCACCGAAATGACAGATATCACTAGGGCAATAGTTCCCATGCCTAATGCTGATCTGGGCGCTTCTCATGTCCAGAGCATTAATTTGTCCATGGCGGACTTTGATAACATTGCGGGAATTTCTGCTGAGCAGCGGGGAAATACTGGCGCGCAATCTAATAGGACCACGGCAACGCAAGCAAAGTTGGCGGACGCTAGAAGTGGAATTAGAGAAACTCGCGACCAGGCAATAATTGCTGAGTGGCTTTGTGCAATTGGCCGGGAAGTCCTACTTCAGGCTAAGGAAAAGTTAAGTAGCGACTTCTGGATCCGAGTCAACTTAGATACAAATGATGACCTTGGGTTGATTGAAGCGCAGAATCTGGAAGAATCTTGGCAACTAATTAATTCTGATGAATTTGGGGACGATGATTTCGATGTTAGAATTGACATCAACACCTTGTCGCCCCTAGGAAATAATAACGCTAAGAATTCCCTAGTCGAGTTCCTAGCTCTCCTAGATCAGTACAAAGTTATGTCGCTAGATCCTACTTTGGTACGGGAACTGGCGTATCGAGTAGGCTACGAAAATGAAAAGGTTATTGCAAAGCTGCAGAAACTTACTACCCTGGCGGCTTTGGGGCTGGAGAAACAATTAGAGGCCCAGCTAGGGGAACAACCTGGGGGCAATCAAAATAATATCGCGCAAAGGGATGCTGCCAATGCGACGCCGAACGATATCGGGCAAATACAGCAGCAAGTAAATAATCAATCAGTACAATAGGAGAAATAAAATGGCCACAGATGTTGCAAATGAAGAAG